CTGTTAATTTTAAAATGATTCAATATGAGAAGAAACTTGGAGAAGAAAAGATTAATGTAGGTGATATTGTTCAGTGCAACTATTTATCTCAAGGCGTAGTTACAAGTATTATTTGTGATGTTGAAAAGAGTGAAGAATATAATGTGCTTTTTACAGATGGGGTATCTGAATCATATACAAGAGACAAACTACAGAAAACTGGCAAGACAGTTAATGTTTTGAAGACTTTAAGAGAATTAATTCTTGGATGAATCGCTCGTTTCAAGACCATATTGGAGGTGATTATCATTCAGAAAGACGAGTTACAACAATCAATAATAAATGAATTTTGGACTATGATTATCAATAATCAAGATGCTTGTATGGTTCAGTGGAATGAAGATAGTAAAAATTTAATGTTATATATTGAATTGAGTTGTGAAGGAATGTCGATTTTGAATAATATAGCAGACACATTAGATATAGAAGATTTTATTATAATGAGACTTCATACAAATGACATTATGATTGATGCTTTCAATTTCATAAAAGGGTATGGTATTACAATAGAAGAATTGTGGGAAGCCAGACCTGAAGATTTAAGAGAGGAGTGGTGATACAAATAAAGGATTTTGTTGGTAATAAGTTAAGCGTTGGAGATGATATAGTGTATCTGGTTCACACGAAAACATCAAGTTATTTTGTAAAAAGCAAAATAGAAAGATTTACCGATAAGTGTATATTTATGACAGACGGCAGAAGAAAAGAACCTGATAAAGTAATAAAAATTATGACCTAAAACCACGCTTTCAAAGGAGAAAATGAACAATGAAGAAATTTATTAAAAGACTATTTTGCAAGCATGATTATAAATACACTTATCTTCACATGATTAACGGAGGAATGGCTAAGTTATATTATTGTGAATGTAAAAAGTGTGGAAAGGTAAGGTATAAAACTAACTAATGAAAATATTTTTTGATACAGAATTTACAGGGTTACATAAAGATACAACATTAATTAGCATTGGGTTAATTTCAGAAGATAGAAGATGTTTTTATGCAGAGTTGACAGATTATAAAAGAACACTGCCAGATGTAGATAATTGGAATTGGATAGAAGAAAATGTCATTGCAAATCTTTATAAATCCAAAAGTGAAGATGACAGAAAATATATTCCTAATTATCATATTGGAACAAAGGATGATATCGCATTGGCTCTTGGTAATTGGTTTAAACAATTTGGTCAAGTAGAGTTGGTGTCTGATGTATGTCATTATGATATGGTTTTGCTTATTGATTTGTTTGGAACAGCGTTTGACTTGCCTAAAAATGTAAGCGCAAGTTGCTACGATATAAATCAAGATATTGCAAGACATTATAGAATTAGTCAGTTAGAAGCATTTGATAAATCAAGAGAACAGATATTATGGGATAGGTGGAAGGATAACACAGTTAGTGGTGAAAAGCACAATGCTTTATATGATGCAAAAGTTATTAGGGAGTTATATCAAATTTTGAATAATGTAGATTTTGATAAATAATGAGGTAATGAAACAAGTCTTTTATTTATGAAGGAGGTACAATGAAAAAAGCTGATTTAATTGATTTAATAAATAGGAATTTCGGAGATGATGACGAGATAAATTTCTATGTTTATGACTATGAATATGCTTCTGGTGAAGATGATTATAAAGATGTAGGCACTGCAAAAATAGTAGAAGTTGATGATGAATATATTACTTTTGGAATACATCATAGATAGAATCGCAATTTTAAAGGAGAAAAAAGAGAAATGAATGGTAAAGAATATCAAGAATTGGCAATGAGAACTTACGATGGATATGCAATGAATCGCTTATCTTCAAATGCTATGAGTGCTACATTTTATGAAACAGCAGCACTTTTGAATGGTGTTTTAGGACTTACAGGAGAAGCTGGCGAAGTATCTGATCTAGTTAAGAAGGGTATTTTTCATGAAAAAGGTATTGACAGAGAGCATTTAGAAAAAGAATTGGGCGATGTAATGTGGTATCTAGCTCTTATATGTCATACATGTGGTTTTAATTTAGATGATATTATGCAGATGAATATTGATAAATTGAAAGCAAGATATCCTGAAGGTTTTGATGTTTTCAAAGCAAACAATAGAGAGAATGGTGATGTATAAAGATAGATGAATTGTGTGTTTCAAGAAGGAGGAATGTGGTTGAAAGAAGTAATTAAACTATTTAAACAAATCCAGGAAACAAGTGGTCTGAATGATAAAAAGAAAATTATCATTGAGAATAGAGACAATGAACTATTTAAGAAGTGCTTGAAGTTTTTGCTAGATACAAATATTGTGACAGGTATTAGTGCAAAAAAATTATTAAAAACTGTAGATGAAGATGTTGACATTACATTTGGCAATTCATTTGAAGAATGTATGGATTATCTGTCTGTAAACAATACTGGTAGAGACATTGATATTGCAAGGATCAGATACTTTGTTGAAGAATGTCAACCAGAAGAATATAAAGATTTTTATTATCAAATGATAACTAAAAAATTTAGATTGGGAGTTGATGCTAAAACGGTAAATAAATGTATTCCTGGACTTATACCTGTCTGGGAAGTACAGTTGGGATCTTCATATGATAAACTAAAATTAAAAGATGGAGAGTGGTTTTCTCTTTCTCAAAAATGTAATGGTAATAGATGCTCATTTTATCAAGGAAAACTATGGAGTAGACAGGGTAAAGAATTTAATGGTATGCAACATATCATATATGATTTGGAGCAGCTGGGTATCGGGTGGTTCTATGATGGAGAACTTATTCGTAAGAATATTGATAATTTATCAGATGGTGAGAACTTTAGGATTGGAACTGGGATTATCAATTCTGATGCAGCTACTAAAGAAGAAATCAAGTTTGTTATATTCGATTATTTTCCAGAAGATGAAATTCCTAATGGACAGTCCTCCTCAAAATATAGAATTCGTAGAGAATTATTAAATGGACTGCGAAAAATTATTAAAGAAAAAAATCTACAAAACTTAGAAGTAGTAACTATGGTTTACGAAGGTAAAGATCAATCTCAGATTATGAAATGGCTTGATTATGCTGTGAATCAAGGATGGGAGGGTCTGATGCTGAATAAAGATGCTACATATAAATGTAAACGAACAACTGATTTAATTAAAATAAAAAGATTTTATACAATGGATTTGACTGTAGTTGACGTTTTAGAAGGTGACGGAAGATTATGTGGAGCACTTGGAGCATTAGTTGTCAAATACAAAGATAATACCGTTAATGTAGGGAGTGGCTTTAGTGATGAAAGTAGATCAGAGTTATGGGAAAACAAGGATTCTTTAATTGGAAGAATTGTAGAAGTAAAATATAAAGAAATTACGAAGGATAAGAAAACTGGACTCGAAAGTCTTCAGTTCCCGATTTTTGTTGGAATTAGAGAAGTTGGGAAAAGTGTAAGTTTCGATTAAACGTCAACAGTAAATCTGGACATATAAAATTTTAAAATTCAAAATAATCCAAAAATATGAAAAATAGAATAATTATAATAGTAGTATCTTCTCTGATGCTTTCTTTAGTTACGCCAAATTTAAAAGGAAAAGAAGATTTTATTAGATATCGGACACATATTCTTATGGAAAAAAGAATTATAAAAACAGAAGATATACAAGGTGAGAATAATAGTGCAAAAATCATGAATTTTGAAGTTGATTCAATAATAAAGAGAATGAATGCTGACATTCATGAGATAGAATCTATAGAAAATAAGAAAGAATGGTTCATTGCCTATAAAGAAAACATAAATAGATATTCAAATGTATTAGATACACCAGAAACGATTTATGACTATTATACAAGTAAAGAACTGGATATGTTATTTCGTGTTGTACAAGCTGAAGTTGGAGATGAATATTCATTTGAACAGAAAATTAATGTTGCATCAGTCATTTTCAACAGAATTATGCATGATGACTTTGCTAACGAAATGCAAAATATTTTAACATCAGATCAATTTCAATCAATTAGTGACGGCAGATATATGGAGATAAAAGTTTCAGAAGAAACTATTTTGGCATGTGAATATAGTTTTATGTTTAGAGATAAAACTAATGGATGTTTATTCTTTGACAGTAATGGAAAATTGAATTACGAATTTGTGTATTCTGACGGAGCACACAATTTTTACAGATGAAAGGAGAAATTGATGAGTGGCTATGTAAAACTAAGTATTACAGAGGTTGATAATTTCTGTAGAGATGTTAATACCTTCAAAGCAGATATTAATGCTGGCGAGGGTAATAGATTGATTGATCCGAAATCACTTTTATCTATAATGACACTTGATTTGTTAAAAGATATTAAGGTCGAAATCATAACGGATGATGAATATGAAATTGGAAGATTTAAAGAATTATTGGAGAAGTATAAATTGTAGTGTTATTTCATCGTTTATAGAAGATATGAAGAAAGTTTGAGGTGTAAATATGAGATTTGAAGATACAGAGGTTTGGGGACTTAGAAAAGCATTAAAAGGTATGAGAAACCCTAAAAATTCATGGGATAAAAGTGATAGCGTGTTCGGATATAGCTGTAAAAATTGTTATAAACACAATGATTTATGTTCAAAGTGTGAAAAACACGATCCTAACTCATATGCAATAGAAGCTCCTATTATTGGTACAAATGATATGAAACTTGCACAACAGCTTATTAGGGCAGGATCAGAGCATAGAAAGTTTATGCGTCAAATATTTGTGTCAGTAGATATTACGGCTCCGCTCTATTGGTGGAAGGAATTTGATACATATAAAGTAGGAACGGTTGCGAATAGTACAAGTACAATGCACAAACTGGCAACTACGCCTATTACACTTGAATGCTTTGAAATTGATGATTATGATGACTCAATTACAAAATATAAAAGAGATGGTGGTGTATATCCAATGCAGTCTGTTTTTGTGGAATTTTTGGAGCATATTAGGCGAAAGTATCTTGAAACTAAGGATAAGAAATTTTGGAAAGAACTAATTCGCTGGCTTCCTGAATCATGGTTACAAACAAGAACAGTAACTATGTCATATGAAAATTTGTTTGCTATGTGCAGTAAAGGACAGAGACGCTTTCATAAGTTGAACGAGTGGTCAGGACAAGATGATAACACTAAACCTAATTTTATTTCGTGGGCAAGAACATTGCCATATGCACAAGAATTAATTTTCATTGATGAAGTGGAGGAATAAAGATATATATGATTATTGTTTTACTAGGGGCTTCCGGATCAGGGAAGTCCACAATTGAAAATGAGTTAGCAACCCATCATGGCTTTGAAAAAGATTATTTCATAAGGAGGTTATAAGTTTTGAGTACAAGTGTGATTTTTGATGAAGAAAAAAAAGACGATTTTGACCCTGTTAATCGACCATCTCATTATACAGATTCGAATATCGAAGTGATTGATTACATTGAAGATAAAAAATTAGGATTTTGTCTTGGTAATGCAATTAAGTATATATCCAGAGCTGGGAAAAAGAAAGACAATGGAAGAGACATGATTGATAAGGAGATTGAAGATCTAAAGAAAGCAATATGGTATATTAACAGAAGGATTTTTGAATTAAAGAAAGGATGTGATATTAATTAGCAAAATATTTTATCTTTGTGGAGGAATGGGATTATTTGGAGAGGAAAGATTCGATGAAGGAA